CAGGGTCAGGTACAAAGACGTTACGTCTACAGCCATCGAGTTCTGCATCTACCTCGACACAAACCTACACGTTCCCAACCTCGTACGGAACGAATGGGAATGTCTTAACGTCTGACGGGTCTGGTGGATTATCCTGGGGTGCTGCTGGCGGCAATCCCGCGGGGTCAACCACTCAGATTCAGTTTAATTCTTCTGGTGCGTTTGGTGCTTCCGCAAACCTTACTTGGGACGGTTCTAACGTCCAGTTAGGTGCTACGGGTGCGCTTCGTCTAGCGGATCTTGACTCTAGCAACTACATAGGTATCAAAGCTCCCAATACGGTAGCGTCTAACGTTACTTATACGCTTCCGAGTGCTGATGGCTCTAATGGTCAGGCACTAACAACAAACGGATCAGGAACGCTTGCCTGGACTTCGTTGTCTGCGACTCCTGGTGGATCTAGCACTCAGATTCAGTTCAATAGTTCAGGGTCTTTTGGTGGCTCATCGAACCTAACCTGGGACGGTGTAAACGTCCAGCTAGGCGCAACTGGTGCTATGCGGTTTGCTGACACCGACTCTAGTAACTACATTGCCCTTAAGGCTCCTGGAACGGTTGCAGCTAACGTCACATTTACATTGCCCAATGCTGATGGAACGTCAGGCCAGTTCCTTAAGACAGACGGTTCTGGTGCGTTGTCTTGGTCTACGCCTGCGGGTGGTGGTGATGTCACTGGCCCAAGTTCATCGACAGATAACTTCATTGCTGTCTTTAACGGTACAAGCGGCAAAGCAATCAAGCAGGGTTCTGCGCTTTACTGGACGAGTGTTTTAGTAGGCCAGGGTTATCTAGCGGCAGACGGTTCTGTCTACGCAGACGGGATTATCGACCTTGTAAACACGGGTGGTTCTGGTAAGGGTGTCAAGCTAACCTACGGTTCTTCTGGGACAGCCTCGGTTACGCTTAAGGCTGCATCGTCAGGAACGACGACACTAACATTCCCGTCTAGCGCAGGTTCTAACGGTCAATACTTATCTACTGATGGTTCTGGAAACCTTTCTTGGGCGACTGTTTCTGCAACCCCAGGCGGTTCTAATACCCAGATTCAATTTAACAACTCTAGTTCGTTTGGTGGTTCTGCGAATCTGACCTGGGACGGAACAAACGTACAGGTCGGGGCTACGGGTGCAATACGATTTGCAGACACCGACTCAAGCAACTATGTTGCTTTTAAGGCTGCTGGAACCATCAGTTCTAACGTAACTTGGACACTGCCAAGCACAGACGGAACGAATGGTCAGTTCTTAAAGACTAATGGTTCTGGAACGCTTTCGTGGGCATCTGCTGCAAGCAGTGGTATTAGCCCTGTCACTGCCTCTATGATTTGGGGATAACAAATGGCCGCACCAAATTTACTCTCACCGACAACCATTAACGGCAAGACCGTAACGGTTAACCTTACAAGCACAAGCGCAACTTCTGTGCTTAGCAATGCCGCTAGTTCTGGGAAAGCATTAAAAGTAAATGCTTTGTATGTTGCCAATACAACCTCTTCAGCAGCAAATATTACGATCAATCAATATTCTGCTGCGGCACTTGGTGGTACAGCATTTCCTATAGCGTCAACCGTATCAGTTCCAGGCAATGCAACGCTGGTTGTAATTGATAAAGACGCTTATGTTTACCTTGAAGAAAATACTTCACTAGGTGCTACAGCGGGAACAGCAAACGCATTACAGATTGTTTGTTCTTACGAAGATATTAGCTAGGAGTCGCCATGCCAAGAGGTAACGGCGGGGTCATAGGCCCAGCAAATATTCCGACAACAACATCTGCTAAGGGTGTTTGGTCACTGATGGAGCAGTTCCTTGCTCAAAGGCAAGGTATATGGCCTACCACTGGCTACACCATTGTCCAAATCTTTACCGCTACGTCTACTTGGACTTCGCCTATTACTGGTGAGGTTGAGTATTTAGTTGTAGCTGGTGGTGGGGGTGGCGGTGGTAGCAATGCCAACACTGGTTCAGGTGGAGGCGGTGGTGGCGCAGGGGGTTTTAGAACGGGAACCGGATTTTCTGTTACTGCTGGTACTGATTACACCATCACGGTTGGAGGGTCTGGCGCTGGAGGATCAACAGGAACATCTCCAGGAAGTGCTGGTGGCGACTCAATTTTTTCTACTATTACATCTAATGGTGGTGGCGGCGGGGCAAGAGGAAATACAACTGCACAAGCTGGGTTAGCTGGAGGCTCTGGCGGAGGTGGAACTGGGACGGGGGCCGGTGGTGCTGGTAATACACCTTCAACTAGCCCAAGCCAAGGAAATTCCGGTGGTGGTTCAAGTTATAGCGCTCCTCAGTATGGTTCTGGTGGCGGCGGTGGTGCTGGCGCATCAGGTACTTCAGGAACTTCAAGTGGTGGTGGTAACGGAGGAAATGGAACCGCTACGACTATAAGTGGAACTAGCGTTACTTATGCTGGTGGCGGCGGTGGTGGAAGTTTTGGCGCAACTGTTGGAAGTGGTGGAACCGGAGGAGGAGGAAACGCAAATACACCTCCTTCTAATGGAAGTAACGGTTCTACGAATACAGGAGGCGGCGGTGGTGGTGCAAGTACATCAACAACTTCCCCTTTTACTGGTGGTAATGGCGGCTCCGGCATTGTTATCCTGAAGTACACCGTACCATCACAAACGGTCTTTGTATTCAAAGGCACTACTACTTGGAAATGCCCGACAGGTGTTACCAGCGTTGACTATCTTGTGGTTGGTGGTGGCGGAGGGGGCGGTGCGAACTATGGTGCTGGCGGCGGGGCTGGTGGTTTTAGAACGGGAACAGCGGCTCAAGTTTCTGCTAATACAGATTATGTAATTACCGTTGGGGCTGGTGGGGCAGGCGGTATTGTTTCCCCAGCAACAGCGGCTGGAGCCGGTGATCTTTCGTCTATTGTTGGTGGATCGTCTCCTTCTCCGTTTGCAACACCTGGAATTGTTTCTGCTGGTGGAGGTAGAGGTGCTGGCTCTGGGGGTACTAGTGCAGGTAATGGCGGCTCTGGCGGTGGTGGTGGTTGGACTGGGGCAAGCTACACCGCGACTGCGGGAACCGGTAATACACCTTCACAACCGTCTGCCGGAGGGAATGGCGCACCAGCAGTTGCCTATCAAGGATTCAATGGTGGTGCTGGTTATTCTGGCGGTTCGCCGTTTGGCGGTTCTGGTGGTGGTGGTGGCGCAGGTGGCGCAGGTGGAGCAGGTTCTTCATCAACACCAAGAAAAGCAGGAGATGGAGGACTTGCTCAGGCATCAACAATTACAGGCTCTTCTGTAACTTATGCCGGTGGCGGTGGCGGTGGAAACGGCGCACCTTATGGTTTTATAGCAGGGCTTGGTGGAGGTACATCAACAACGGCTGATAAAGGTGGTGGCGGAAATGGTGGTACAGATGCAGCCGGAACTGCTGGAACAGCAAACACTGGAGGTGGTGGTGGTGGTGGCGGTGTAAACACTCCTGGAACATCTTTTAATGGCGGTCAAGGCGGCTCCGGTATCGTAATTATCAAAATCAATCAATAACATGACTACAAAAGTTTACAAATTTCTAGGCATTGATACAGCCATGCACTTGCTTCGTCCAGGTGCGAAGTGGGAAATATCAAATAACGTCTTTACTCGGTGGGATGATCCACGGCCATGCCCAAGCATTGAAGAAGTGTATTGGGTCATTGACAAGATCAGAGAGTTTGAGGACAGCATCCCTACGATCTACACCGACGAGCAACTCAAAGAGATGGGCATAGCCAAAGAGGAATTTGAACGTGCAGTTGCATAACTTATTCCCCATACCTGTAGGTTTTGCAGAACTTGGTAGACCTCTGAGCGATGAGGAGTTGTTCTTTATCCGTGAACTGCCAACAAGACCCAACATGGGTAACACCACAAGCACGAACAACTTTGTACTGCGTGATCCTGCGCTGACCTCACTGCGTTCGTTTATTGAAGATAGCGTTTCGGATTACTTCAGAAGCACAGTCAATCCAAAGCACAACGTAAGTTTGAGAGTCACGCAAAGCTGGTGTAACTACTCGGAACCAGGGCAATACCATCACAAACATGCACATCCCAACAGCTACATCTCAGGCGTGTTTTATGTGCAGACAAACCCTGATGACAAGATTTATTTCTACCGTGATGGCTGGCAACAGATCAAGTTTCCTCCGTCAGAGTGGAACGCTTATAACTCTGAAAGTTGGTGGTTTGAAGCCACTGCTGGCAAGCTGATTCTGTTCCCGTCGTCACTGACGCACATGGTTCCTGAAGTCAAAGGCGATGACGTAAGAATCTCACTGTCGTTTAACACCTTCCCTGTCGGTGTTGTCGGGGAAGAAATGGATTTAACTGGATTAAAGCTGGAGGCGTAATGGCTCACTTTGCCCGTATTGATGAAAATGGTGTGGTGCAACAAGTTGTCGTAGTGGATAACAAAGACACCTCTGATGCCTCTGGCGTTGAGAAAGAACACATCGGCGCAGCGCATCTTGAGAAGATTCTTGGTGGCACTTGGAAGCAGACTTCCTACAACGGCAACATGCGTAAGAACTACGCAGGGATTGGCTACACCTACAGGTCTGACATTGACGCGTTTGTTCCGCCTAAGCCTTTTGCCAGTTGGATTCTCAATGCAGACGCGCAGTGGGAGGCTCCCGTAGCAATGCCAACTGACGGTAAAATGTACTCATGGGATGAAGATACTGTAAGTTGGATTGAGAGATGACACCCGAACAGAAGTCAGACGTACTGGTAGAAGTTGCAAAAGCCACTCCTCCTGTAGCAATCACAACAGCCGTGACTGTTGGCGGTCTGACTCTGAATGAATGGGTGGCAGTTGCTACCTTGCTCTACATTGTGTTACAGTCCGGCTGGCTTGTCTGGAAATGGTTCCATGCCATAAAAGATAAGAAAAATGAAGCACAAT